TGATCCAGCTACACCGTTTGATCCTATGCTTGTACGCTGGTCAGATCAAGAAAATCCATATGAATGGGTTCCCGCAATCACAAATCAATCTGGTGAATTCCGCCTATCAAACGGCTCATACATTATGTCAGCCAAGGCTACTCGCCAAGAGATCTTGGTATGGACTGATTCGGCTATCTATTCTATGCAATATCTTGGGCCTCCTTATGTTTGGGGATTTCAAATCTTGATGGATAACATTTCTATCATTTCTCCTAATGCGGCAATTACCATTAATAACGTTACTTATTGGATGGGTGCTGATAAGTTCTATATGTACTCAGGCCGTGTGGAAACTTTGCCTTGTGCGCTGCGTCAATATGTTTTTGCGGACATTAATAAAGACCAAGGTTATCAGGTTACTGTTGGCGGTAATGAAGGCTACAACGAAATTTGGTGGTTTTATTGTTCTACTAACAGCACGGTAATTGACAAATACATTATTTATAACTATTTGGATCGTGTATGGTATTACGGTACTCTAAACCGTACTGCTTGGCTAGACTCTGGTATTCGTCAGAATCCTATGGGGGCATTTATTAATGGCGCTGATGATGTAGGTAATCCTACTGGAAATATCAATTACCATGAACTTGGTAACGATGACCAGTCTACAGCCACAACATTGCCTATTACCGCCTATGTGCAGTCTTCTGACTTTGATATTGGCGATGGTCATAACTTTGGATTAGTCTGGAGGATATTGCCAGACATTAACTTTAACGGCTCAAATGTAAACCAGCCAGCAGTAACTATGACACTACAGCCACGTTATAACAGTGGATCTGCGTATGGAGATTCTGATACTCCTGGAGTTACCAGTTCTAACAACTATTCTGTATACCCACAGTATACGGTTCAAGAGTTTACTGGTCAGGTATATACCCGTTTGCGTGGTCGGCAGATGGCATTTAAGATTAGCTCAAATGGTTTAGGCGTGGCTTGGCAGTTAGGCGCACCTCGTATTGACATTAAGAATGATGGCAGAAGATGAGTACTGGAACAACCCAAGCCCCTAACTTACCTATTGCTCCTGTTGAATATAGCCAACAGTACCAAGACCAGCTTAATAACGTCTTGCGCCTATACTTTTCCCAGCTAGATACCCCTGGTGTTTGTGCTATGTCTACCCTAAGAACGGGTAATAGGGTGGTTTCTGCCCTTAATTTTAGCCAAGCCAATGCTACTGGCGTTCAAGTTTTGAGCTTGCCAACTCAGGTTGAAATATCAAGCCTCAGAATAGGTGATGTTTATGTTGATACCTCTAACGCTAATGTTTTGAAAGTTAAGGTTTAGATGATAAACTCTAGTAAATTCGTCCTAAAAGGTCATATATGGGCTTAGATTCCATTACTCAACAGAATTTGCAAGGTGCTGGCCTGACAGGAATTGACCGTCTGGCGAGAAATTCTATGTTTCCACAGTCCCAAATGGACAGAACTCAGTACGCTGTATCAAACCAGCTGCCTACCAGCGCTCAGACTATTCAATCTGACTATGATGCCAGAACTAATGCGTATACGGGTTTACCCGCACAACCATTTAGAGCTGGCGGTATAGCTAGTATTCCTCGTTTTGACGGTGAAGATGGCAGCCAAGTACAAGCACCCGAAAATGACTTTACATTTGGTAACCCAGATCTTAACAATCTATCCTATGAAACTTTAAGTGACTCAAACAAAATACAATCTTTAAATGCTTTAAAAGAGGCTGATCCTCAGCAATATAAGATTGAATTGATGAATGCTTTGGGCCAATCATTAAAGGATCAATATAATGCCAACGAAAACTATGAGCCTACATGGAAACAGTTTTCAGAGTTAAAAGAAGTAGACCCAGCACAATGGAATAGAAATCAACTGTCTTGGTTAGGTCACCAACAAGGGTGGCAAATTGGGCAAAACAGATCTGAAAGAAATGAAGCTGGACTACCAGTGATTCAAGATCAAATTGAACAATCAAAAAAAGCTGGTCTTAGCGAAGATGAAATTAATAGCATATTAGGCAATAGCAGCCAATCTGCTAACATACAAAACCAAAACCGCATTATTAACCAGCAAAAATCTGGTGGTGGTGCTATGGGCATGACTGCTCAAGATTACCTTACCATAGCTGCTATTTTAGGAGGCGGTGCTGCTGCAGCCTATTTTGCTCCTGCTGCTGGCGCTGCTGGTGCGCTAGAAACTGCTGGAGCTGCTGGTTTAACTGGCGGTGGAGCATTTGTTCCTGCCGCTGGAAGTGGCGCTAGTTTTACTATTGCTCCTGGAGCATATACCGCAGCTGGTGCAGCTGGAGCTGGTACAGCTGGAGCTGGTACAGCTGGTGCATCTGGAGCTGGTGGAGCAGCTGCTGGTGGCGGTGGAAGCACTGCATTAAATACAGTTCGTGGAGCTTTATTGGCAAACTCATTAATAAACCAATTGGGTGGCAGCAATCAACAAAGATATTCTGGTCAAGGACTTAACCCAAACGCAGGTGATAATGCCTTTAATCCAGGTTCAGCATATAGAAGTGGATTGCCAATAACTTCTGGATATGAAAAGACTCCTTGGGCAAACTTAATGCCTCAAATTACGATGTCAAAGTTGTCTGAGTTTGCACCAGATAGAGGCGCAAAAGAAATGTCTGGTGGCGGCCAAGCTGAAGCTGACACGGAAGAACAAATTCTAAAAAGAATAAGAAACAATATTAAAGGATCTTCTGAAAGTAATATACCAAGAATGGTAGAAGATCTTTTGGAAAGCCAAAGAAGAGCCGAACTATTAGATAAAATTAATGCAAGGTTTGACGTTCCTTCAGCTCAATATGTAGAAGGTCTTGGACTTATGACCCCTCCTCCATCTGTAAGTGGTCGTTTAGGCGTAAACTCAGAAGCTTTTGGTGGCAATGTGCGCGCAGGATTATCAGGAAATGCAATGATGACTCCTGATAAAAAGATTTTAGCTAACCCAGGAATGATGGATATTGGTTATAGGTCAAGTAAAGAATCTGAATATGATCCTACTTTTGATATAAGCCTACAACGAGCAATTAAATCTATGCCAGGAAGAAGTAAAGATTACGCGGTTGCAGCAAACTATACAATGCCTTTTGCTCAAGGCGGCATAGCTGACATAGGGCATTTAGGAGGATACTCAGATGGTGGACGTTTGCTTAAAGGTCCTGGCGATGGTATGTCTGACAATATTCCTGCCACTATTTCTAATAAGCAGCCTGCTCGTCTGGCTGATGGGGAATTTGTTATTCCTGCGGATGTGGTTTCTCATCTCGGCAACGGCTCTACTGACGCTGGCGCTAAACAGTTATACGCAATGATGGATCGTATTCGTAAGGCCCGTACTGGAAACAAAAAACAGGGCAAACAAATCAAACCATCTAAGTTTTTACCAAAAGGATAAATCATGGCTTCATTTTTAGATTCAGTATTAGGCTCTAGCGGTGTTCCATCTAACCCTACTTCACAATTAATTTCGACATCAAGCATAGCGCCTTGGGCGCAACCTTACGTCTCTAGCTACTTGCAACGTGCTCAAAATTTAAGCACTTCTGCACCTAGCGCATTTCAAAACCAAGTAGCTTCTAGCGCCCAGAATATGGGTATGCCAGAACAGTTTGGACAAGGATCAAGTCTAGCAAACCAAGGTGGTCAAGGCGCTTTATCTACAGCTCCTATGGCTTTGAACTATGGCCAAATGGGTGCTGGCATAGGTTCACAAGGTATTGGTATTGGCGCACAGGGTATGAACTATGGCATGAACGCTGGTTCTAACTATGCCAATCAAGCAACTAACCCATATGCGGTTGGTGCTTATATGAACCCTTATTTGCAACAGTCGCTTGCTCCGCAACTATCGTTGCTTAATCAACAACAAGCATTAGGCGCACAAGATATTGCAGGTAAAGCTACTGGTCAAGGCGCTTTTGGTGGCAATCGTGCTACTTTGGCACAAGGATTAAACAACCAGAATTACGCTTTAGCTAAACAACAAGCTATTGGACAGGGTTATAACGAAGCGTTCAAAAATGCTCAACAAGCTCAACAGTTTGGTTCTACGCTTGGTTTACAAGGTGCAATGCAAGGTACGTCCGCTGGTTTAGCTGGCTTAGATACTGGTATGCGTGGTGCTGGTTTAGGTCTGCAAGGCGTTCAAGGTGCTCAACAAGGCTATCAAGGCGCTACTCAAGCTGGCGCTGCACTAGGTAACATTGGCGCTCAACAAGGTCAATATGAGTTGGCTAAGATTGCACTGCAGAATCAGATTGCAAATCAGCAATACAAGCAACCATTTGAAAATGTACAGTTTATGCAAAGCATGATGGGTGGATTGCCAGTAAGCCAATCTACTCAACAAGGCTTCCAAGCTCCTCCAAATTACTTATCTCAAATAGCTGGCCTTGGCTTTACTGGTCTTGGTATGTATGGCATGGGTAAAGACCTTGGCTGGTGGGGTAAAGGCGGTGGCGGTGGCGGTGGATATGATTTTAATTTGGCTGGCAGTGGTGGTGGTAGTTATGTTCCATTAGAGGGAATAGATTCAAGCCTTGCTCAAGGTATGGTTGGAGCATCTGGCGGATTGCCAAAAGACTTTAAAAAGTCAAAAGGTTATGCCGAAGGCGGTACAGTTAATTACAGGGCTGGCGGTGACGTTGATCTTATTCCAACACAGAATCTTTCGCCAATGTTGCGTAATCCTAACGTTGATCCAATGCAAATTGCTGCAATTGAAAAAGAATTACTTGATCGCGCAAGAATACAGAACAACCCACAGTCACGCCAAATTCTAGGCGGTGGTTTAGATACCATTCCTTCTGGAGATATGTTCCGTGCAGCTGGTGGTGGCATTGTGGCGTTTGCTGGAAACACTGATGGCAGCTTTGTTCAATCCAAATCTAATGATGACTATCTTTCTCAGTACACCGATAAAAAGGGTAATGTTGATCTAAATAAAGCAGCTTTAAGCTTGTTAGGCCAAGCTAGACCAGCAGCAGAAACTGATAGTGTAGCGCGTCAAGAATTGCTACAAGACATTAAAGACAGCAAAGAGAGCCGTGCCAATCAATACTTTACCCGTCTTGGTTTAGGTATGTTATCTGGCACATCGCCATATATGTCTCCAAACATAGGTAATGCTGGAATTGATCTTCTTAATACTTACCAAAAAGATGTTGCGTCAGAGCGCGCCTTGAAGCGTGAATTGGCTAAGTTAGACGCAGAAGGCGCAGCTAAAGATGATGCTCGTAGACTGCAGTTAGCTGGTACTTTATTGCAAATCCAAGGCAATAAAGATGCAAAATCTATTGCAATGGCTAATGCTCCTAGCGGTGAAGAGCGCGCTATCCTTAAAGTTCAAGCAATGATTAATCAAGACGATCAAATACCTCAATTGATTAAGCAGCGCGACATGGAAACTCCAGGAACAGAGAGATATAACGCTTACAACGATGCCATTAATTCAATTAAGAAATCTTATTTTGACCAAGTTGGTATTAAACGCCCATTTGTTGCTCCAGCTAATGTACAATTCCCAGCAGAGCCAGAGAAAAAAGGTTTCTTTAGTTCGTTATTTGGTAGCAGCAAGCCGCAAGCACCTGCTCAAAATAAGGTAGTACCATTTAGTCAACTCCCCAGCTAAAGGCTAGTTATGCCAATAGATGTGCAAATGCCAGATGGGACCATCATTAGTGGGGTCCCTGACAACGTCACTCAAGCTGACCTTTTAAAAAGGTATCAGGCATATAAACCCGCCCAAGCTACTGGCAATTTAACTGGTGCAGTTCCAGATGAACTTGGCAGATATGACGCTGCCAAACAACCTACCCAACCCATTGAACAGCCTCCTGTTAACGCTGGATTTTCAGCTAAAGATACAGCCATTGCTTTTGGCACAGGGATTGTTGGTGCTGGCAAATCCTTAACAGATGTATTTGGCGCTGATAACGCAGCATCACAGGCATTAGGCGAGGTTACAAAAGGTCTTGCTGAACAATACTCGCCAGAGCGTAAAGCTGAAATGGCTCGTAGAGAGGCTTTGCAAAAACAAGCTTCTAAGGGTTCTATAAGCGATGAAATAGGCGCTTTCTTGGCAGGTGTAGCTGAAGCCCCAGTTCAATCTCTTGCGCAAGGTTTAGGCTCTATAGTTCCATACGTTGGTACAGGTATCATTGGTGGCATAGCCAAGCTCGGTGGACCTACCGTTAAAGCAATCAATACAGTTGTAGGCACTGCCCAAGGCACTGGCGCTGTTAAAGGTTCTTTGTATGATGGAGTTAAGCAAGAGCTAGAAAAATCAGGGATGAATCCTCAAGAGGCTGCTGCTAGAGCCTCAAAAGCTCAAGAATATTTAGGCGAAAATTTCTTAGATATAGCTGCTGGTGCTGTGTTAGGTGGCGCTGGTGCTCGTGTTGGTGTAGAAAATCTATTAACCCCTGGCGCTGCAGCAAAGCTTGATGCAAGACTTGCAAGCCGTATGGGTAAAGCTGCCCTAGCTGAAGCTCCATTAGAGGGTGTACAAGGCGGTCAAGAACAATTGGCAATCAACCGCGCCCTGCAAAAACAAGGCATGGACGTTGGTACGTTTGAAGGCGTTGCTGGTGCTGCTGCCCGTGATGCAGCAGTTGGAGCATTAACTGGTGCAACCGTAGGTGTACGCGGTCCAGGTGCAGAAGCCCCAACAGTTAAACCGCCTGTAACTCCTCCAGTTACTCCTCCAGAAGGTGGAGTTCCTCCAGTAGTTGCCCCATCTTCTACATCCCAAGATACTCAGGCAATGATTGATGAGTTAAGTGGAAAACCACCATCTCCACCTGCTCCACCTTCAATTGAACCAGAACCTACTCCTCCAGCACCTCCAGCTCCAACTGATATAACACCTATTTCAGAACCAGAAAAAGGAAATATCTGGGAAAGCATCCAGAACCGAGATAGGTCTACCCCAGCTTCTATAGCTCAGATGGCTAAGATTGCTAATGAACCTGATTACAACCGAGTCAGTATGTCCCGTGACTACGGCACAGGCGCACCAGTTGTAGCTGGTGGTGAAGTTGATCCTACTCATTTAGGTAGAACAGATGTCCTTACTGGATCAGACGGCAATAACTTACAAATTCAGTATGGAGTTATTGAAGCTGGTGATGTTATTGCATCGCACAATTCTGACGGAACAAAAAATCCAGCTTATGTTGACCAAAGCGTACCCGCATTTAGAGCTATTACTAACGGGCGCGTAGCTGGACTACAGGCCGCATACCGTCAAGGTACTGCAGATAATTACAAATCAGCTTTACTGGGTGATGATTTGCATGGAATTGATCCAAAAGTCATTGAAGGTATGCGGAACCCAATGTTGGTTCGCATTATGCCTATGGCTAAAGTAAATAAGAATACTGGTGATATTAGTAATGTTGGTGCTGGGCTATCATTTAACGTAGTAGAACAAGCTAAGAACGATACTAACCGCGTTGACCTTTCTGCCGTTCAATTCAATGACTCTGGTGATGTAAGCCCACAGACAGTTCGTGACTTTATTAAGGCTATGCCTGATACAGAGCGCGGCAATCTGATTGATAAAGATGGAAACCCTACCAAGCAAGCAGTAGACCGCCTTAATGCAGCCATCTTCCAACAAGCTTATGGGAATGACAAATTAACTGAATTAGGCTTTCAAGCCCAAGACGAAGAGGCTCGCAACATTATTCGCGGCCTAAACGTAGCAGCAGCCAAGGCTATTAGACTAGGCGATGCTGGCGATTATGATGTACGCCCACTGGTTAATGAAGCAGTAGAGATGGCTATCAATGCCAGACGTAACAACCTCAGTCTACAAGACGCAGCCAAGCAAACTGACATTACCACCAATCCTTTAGCCAATCAGATTGTGCAGATGTTTGCTGACAATCCGCGTTCAGCCAAGGCTATTGGTGAAAACCTATCTAATTTATTTGACAATGCCTACAGCGAAGGTAGTAAAGCTGGATCAGATATGTTTGGCGATGTTCCAAAGCGCCCAGTAGACCAGATTATTAAAGATTCTTTTGCTAAGAAAACAGAGCCAGATCTATTTGAAGCAGAAAAGGCAACTAGATCAACTGAAAATCAAGAAGAACCAGCGCAATTTCAGTCTAAGAGGCCAATGGATCAGATTGCCAAAGACATTGATGGCATGACTGAAGGTTCTCAGCTTGCTCAATATCTGGTAGATACAGCACCAAACGCTGCAGCTAAAGCTATTGCGGAACGAACTCTTTTTAACATCAAGGCTATTGAAGACTCTGGAGTTCCAGTAAAAATAGAAATTCTTAAAGGCGCAAAGAGACACACCTGGTATGGATCTTCTTTACCAGTTAGCTCAAATAGAAAGATTAGTTATTTTAGAGTTCAATACAATGGACTGAACTCTAAGGGCGAAGCTGAAACACATTCAGGATCAAAAGATGCTATTGATGGTATGCCAGTTTCTCGCACACCTACTGGCACACGTTACAGCACTCTTTTGCACGAGTTGTTGCACGTTATCAGCCAAGTCCAGTTAGATGCACTGATTAAGCGTAACTACAAAGGCCCAGATAAAATAATTTATAACGAGCTACGTTCAATATACAACGCAGTTAAAACAGCAATAGAGCTTGATAAAAAGAATACTCCTAGAGACAAATGGCATCCATTGTTAAATGAGGTTGGATCTAAAAATAATGGCTCTATTCTTAAAGATATTCACGAACTTTTTGTAAGATCGTTAACAGAAAAGAATGTTCAGTCTTATTTATCTATGGTTAAGATGGGTAAGAAGACAGCCTTAACTAAGTTGATGGAAATCTTCCGTAAAGTAATTGGCCTAAACCCAGATTACCAATCAGCGCTTGATCGCATAATGATTGTTTCTGAGAAGATCTTTGCTCAAACTCCAGCAGATATGAAGCGTCTTGCCCAGACTGAAGGATATGACTTCCCAACAATGAAGGAAGATTTAACAAATATAGAGCAAGAGCCAACTTATTTATATCAAGATAATCCAGGCGGCTCTTGGCTAGAAGATCAGATAGAGCGCAATAGAGAAAGCGGTAAAAAAGCATCTGGTGCATATCGTAGGTTTGGCCCGTCAACTGGAAGTTTTACTTCTAAAGAGGGTGTTGCAAATACTTCTAGACCAGTGCTATTGCCAATATCTATATTAAAAAATATTCGTGGAATCAATGATGAACAAAATAATGTTCGTCAAAAAGACTTAGATTCTATTCTTGGATACATGTCTGAAAAGAATAAGCTTCCACCTGGCAAGGGAGCTAAAGATACAGAGCATTACTATCCATTCATTAACGTAGATTTTAGAGGAATACCTTATGTTAATGAGGGCAATCATAGAATTATGGCTGCTGAAAAACTTGGATATAAATATTTACCAGTACAATTTTCTTACTATTCTGGAGGAGAAGATGTTGATGCAATACTCTCTCCTGACAAGGTTATGCAGTACAACAAGCAAGCCTATGATGAAGGATATTCTTTAAAAAATTACTCTCCTAGTGATATATCTAATATCAAAAAAGAAGAGCCTGTTTCAGAAGAAGGTCAAAAGAAACCACCATCAGAGGCGCGTAACTACTTAGGCCAGCCAGTTCAATCTACTTGGCAATTCCCAGAAGATACATTTCTCCATATTCCTGGCGTAACAGATGTCTCTGTCAATAATTTAATCTATAAGTTCCAAGATAAGCAGATTGACACTAAGCGCGCACAGCAAGCTATTCTGAAGTCGGCTGGTCAGATTACTGATGACATTAACGTTTACGAAAAAGAACAGCTTTTCCATGGGAAAGTAGCTACAGCTATTCGTGAGTACTTGCTTAATGAGTTGTTGCCAGCTATTAAAAAGCTTAAAGAGCTAAATATTAAGCCTCAAGAAATGCAAGAGTATCTGCTTGCGCGTCACGCCAAAGAGCGTAACGACAAGATGAATGAGCTAAACAAGCTTGATCCACGCACAGGAGAAGAGCGCAAAACCCCTTGGGAGCTGCAAGATCGTGCTTCTGGTATGTCTACTGACAAGGCTAAAGAAATACTTGATAACCTTGATCCAGCCAAAAAAGCAAACTTAGAAACCGTTGCCAAGATGTTTGATGACATGGTTACTGGGACACAGAAGATCCTTGTGGACTCTGGAGCAGATAGCCAAGACACTATTGATGCCTGGAATGAAACCTATAAGCACTATGTACCATTGTTCCGTGTTGAGGAAAACTTCATTAATGGCATGGGGGCTACTGGATTAAGTAAAGGATTCAACGTTAGCGGCAACTTTAGCAAACGAGCTATGGGTTCTGAAAAAGAAGTTCAGGACATCATTTCTAACTTAATTAAACAACGTGAACGCGCCCTGATTCGCGCTGAGAAGTTGACTGTAACTAAAGCGCTATACGGTTTGTTCTTAATGAACCCTAACCCAGATGTAGCTTTGCCAGTAAACCCAGATGCGATCAAGAGCAAAGAGGCTTTGATTAAAGAGCTGGAAAGCCTTGGGTATGACAATCCTGAAGAAATAGCTAACAACTTAATGGAAGAACCAAAGAGCCGCTATATCAGTAAGGAAAAGAGAATCATTGATAAGATTACTGGCCTTCCTACAACTGATACACCAGAGTCCGTAAAGCTTAAGGTAAACAATCTTGATCGTTTTGGCGATAATGTTTTAACGCTAAGAATAGATGGTAAGAACCGCTACATATTTTTTAATCAAAAGAATCCTGATGCAGTGCGCATGGCTAATTCTTTAAGAAGCCTAGACGTAGAAAGCCTGGGAACATTGACTAGCTTGGTATCTAAGGCTACCCGCTGGTTCGCATCTGTCAATACCCAGTACAACCCAATCTTTGCTGCAGTCAACTTAATCCGTGACGTTGGTGGCGCTCAATTTAACTTAACTACCACTCCTCTAGCTGGTAAACAGGCTCAAGTTACGGCTGGAATATTTCCTGCAATGAAGGGTATTTTCAAGGTCTTGCGCGCTGAACGTAAGGGTGAAGTTGGTGGCGATAGTGACATGGAAAAAGCGTTCCGAGAGTTCAGGAAAGAGGGTGGCCAAACTGGTTATCGCGATTCCTTGGCGCGTAAGGAAAGCGAAAAGTCAATTGTTGATGAGCAGCTGGCAAAAATTACAGCTGGTGGCAATGCTAAGAAGGCATTTAAAGCAGTCTTTGGTGCGTTATCTGACTTCAATGACACCTTAGAAAATGCCATTCGTTTATCTGCTTATCTTTCTGCCAGCAAGCCTAAAGATCAAGGTGGCCTTGGCTTATCTAAACAACAGGCAGCCATTATTGCTAAGAACCTGACAGTTAACTTTGATAAAAAGGGTCAGCTATCTGCCAATATTAACGCGCTGTATGCTTTCTTTAACGCATCTATCCAAGGTACTGCTCGTCTTGCTCAGACTCTTAAAGGTCCTAAAGGCAAAGCAATTATAGGTGGCGGCGTTCTTCTTGGATCTATGCAGTCCTTACTGTTGGCAGCTGCTGGATTTAAAGATGATGAGCCTCCAGAGTTTGTAAAAGAACGTAACTTTATTATCCCTACCCCAGACGGTAATTATCTATCTATTCCATACCCACTTGGGTTACATATCCTACCAAGCGTAGGCCGCCTTACTACTGAGTTTGTGCTTAGTGGTGGAAAAAATCCTACAAAGAAAGTTGGCAATTTGATTGGTGTATTTGCAGATGGCCTAAGTCCTGTAGGTAGTGCTGGCCCATTACAAAGTATTGCCCCAACCGTATTAGATCCATTGGCTGCTCTTTCAGAAAATAAGGATGCTTTTGGTAGACCAATCTATAAGAAAGACCAGGCAACTAACCCAACCCCTGGCTATATGCGCTCCCGCGAAAGCTCAAGCGAAATTAATAAGCAGATTTCTTATTTCTTAAACATGGCATCTGGTGGTGGCAAATACAGTAAAGGCTTGATAAGCCCTACTGCGGATGAGCTTGACTATGTAGTTGGACAAGTTACTGGTGGTGTTGGGCGTGAACTTATGAAAACTGGTCAGACAATTAAGGCTGCCAGTACTGGTGAAGATCTTCCTGCTTATCGCGTTCCTTTAGCGGGTCGTTTTTATGGGGAAACTCAATCCAATGCTGCTGAAGCATCACGTTTTTATAACAACATCATTAATATGGCTGACCATGAAAATGAAATTAAAGGTCGTATTAAAAACAAAGAACCTGTTGGCCAATATTTAAGAGATAACCCCCAGGCAAGACTATGGCAAACAGCTAATGCTACAGAGAACCAGATCAACGCGCTAAATAAACAAAAGAAAGAGTTTATTGAAAGAGGTCTGCCAAGCGATAGAATTAAGCGGATTGAAAACCAAAAGGCAGTCATTATGAAAAGGTTTAATGACCAAATAGCCAAGCTTGAAGATTAAAAAAAGGGTAGCCCGAAGGCTACCCAAAGAGGACGTGAAGGAGCATTACTCCACCTTCATTTTATCTCAATAACTATCATTCCTTTTACTTCTTCAGTAAATTTAAAGTTAGGTAAAAAACGCTTATCGTTCACTTTAAGCGCGTCTGCAAACCCATCTAGGCCAGCTTTAATCGAGGCCACCATGTTATCTGCATCCCTATGCCGTTTATCAGGCGGATAAAAAGTAATCTCAATAGGAAACTTATCCTCTCCAGGAGGGGCAATTAGCTTGGCCTCTAATGTTAAAGCCCAACAAGCAGTGCGATATTCTTTCTTTTTCTTAGATTTTTTTGCCCAATGCAACGTAGAATTTGGTGACAATTCTTTTGGAGGCCAAGGCAAAATCACAGTGTTATTCATGGTCATCTTTCTAAGTTGTTGATTCTATTCACTTTGTCACTATAACACCTGTTATAGTGAGAAAATACAATAGATGAAATAATATGGGTACAACCTATTGACATATGTTTTATTATAAGGCAAAATGAAGTCTGATTAACTGCTAGGAAAATCAAAATGAAACAAGTGCCGTATACAACTTCGACTGGTGTGAAAATTGGTTCACGCTATAACGAATCCCCAAAACCTATGCCTATTGATGATCCAGACATGGAACAAATTCAAGGCTGGTTTATTCTTCCCCCAGAATTACATCGTCAACGCAACATAGAAAAAATTGTTTTAAGGTTTTCTATGTTGTTTGTTTTGGTTATTTTACTGACATCTTTGATGGTGTCTAAATGAAATTAACTAATAAATACAACATTCCTCAGACGTTTATGAACGTTTTAGATAGGCCAACTTACAGTAAAGGTAAGGCCCATCTGTCTGTTACTCAACTTTTAAATAGCCCAAAGATTGTGGCGTTAACCAAGAAGTTTGAAGATGAGATTGAGCAAGATGCCTCTGACATGGTTTGGTCTATCTTTGGGTCAGCTGTCCATAACATTCTTGAGCATGGCAAAGACGAGAACCATATCGTTGAGCAGCGCATCCACAAGAACTATGAAGGCTGGGATATTTCAGGCGCAATTGATCTTCAAATAGTAAATCCAGAAGGTATTGATGTTAAAGATTACAAAACAACATCAGCGTGGGCGGTAATGAATGAGAAGATTGATTGGGAAGTACAGCTCAATATCTATGCTGGTCTAGTAGAAGATGTTAAAAATATTCCAGTTACTAGCGTAGGAATTGTAGCCATCATCCGCGACTGGAATCGCAGAGATGCAGCAACTCGCGAAAATTATCCTGAAGCACCCATTAAAGAAATACCAATTCGTTTATGGGATAAGGAAGAACGGGATGCGTTTATTTCTAAACGTATTGCTATTCATAGTGCTTGTGATTTTGCAATGGAAACAGACGGAGATCTGCCAGATTGCACCCCTGAAGAAATGTGGGAAAAGCAGACTGTATGGGCTGTAAGGAAGATTGGCAATAAGCGCGCTCATTCTTTATACGACTCAGAGGAGCTTGCTGTTTCCGCACTTGCAGAGTTAGGGGGCAAGTACGAAATGGAGGTGCGCAAGGGCGAGCGCACTCGCTGTGCCAATTTTTGCCCAGTTAGTACATGGTGTACACAATATAAAACATACTTAGAGGAGCAGTTATGAGAACGGAGTTAGTAAAAATTACGCCAGACATGGCGAGAAATATGTTGGGAAGCAATCCAGTAAACCGAAACATTTCTGAACGTGCAGTAACAGATTTGTCTAAGGCCATCCTTAATAATGATTGGCAAGTTACCCACCAAGGTATTGCTTTTTATAATGATGGAACTTTGGCAGATGGTCAGCATCGTTTGTCAGCCGTCATTAAAGCGGATGTTCCTGTTTATATGATGATTACCAAAGGCCTATCTAAAGAAGTGGCTATGACCATTGACTCAGGCAGACGTAGAAGTTTGATTGATGGCGTAAAAATTAGTGGCGCTGCCCCTTGGATGGAGGCAAAGCATATCAATTTAGTGCCTATCATTACTCATCCAAAGCGCTTGACTGATATGCAAAAACTAGATTTTCTAGTTGGTATGAAGCCTTATGTAGAGTTTGCAACTGATTGTTTTGTAAGCAACCGTAGGTTTTTAACCAGTTCAATCGTTCATGCTGCACTTACTATGGCCGCTTACCACAAGGAAGATCCTGTTAAGTTAAAGCGTTTTGCACAAGTGTTCTTTGATGGAGTAATGGCTGAACCAAACGAAAGAATTATTATTCTTGTCCGCGAATATTTCTTAAGCCATACCAATGGCGGGGATTCCGATAAGCATGAGAAGTATTTAAAGTTACAGCGCGCTATTCAGGCTTATTGCAAAGGTGAAAATATCAAGCGCTTAATTCAACCAACAGAAATTATTTATTCAGCCGATGGCTTGTTTTAAGGAGTAGTTATGAATAAAAAGATATGGCTTGTTATTGCCATTGCTTTAAGTTATGTAACTGCAGCAGAGGTTTATGCTGCAATTAAATGCGTCCCAGATGGTAAAGGTGGTATGTGCTGCTGGGATATTGACCGTGATGGTCCTTGGAAACCAATTGGGTGCTAATGATGAGTGTATATAAAAAGTTACAGGAAGCTAGAGTTGTCCTGCATAAAACCCAACTAAATAAGTCTGGCAAGAATAAGTTTGCTGGGTTCAGTTACTTTGAATTGGGTGACTTTATCCCACAAGTTACTGAAATTTTCAACAAAGTTGGGCTTTGCGGGATTGTATCTTTTACCCAAGATACAGCCTACTTGACGGTGCATGAGACTGAGGGTGATGGTTTCATTACCTTTACCTCACCGCTGGTCATGGCAGAGAACGCCAAGGGACAGGCAATCCAGTCCTTGGGCAGCACACACACTTATTTTCGGAGATACCTCTGGCTGATGTGTATGGAGATTATTGAAAATGACGTGATTGATGCTGTTGACCAAGAGGCTCCAGCAAAAAAGCATGAGGCCACAATTGCCAGGTTAGCGCCAAAGGAAGCAACTATTAATACTCCTAAAGGAACTACGGCAACTGTAACTGTTAAGACGATTGCAGGTGAAAAGGGTGAATGGCAAATTGTTGCCCCAGCCAAGCCTGATGGCGATGCAAAAGATTGGTTGGAATTGGTTCAAAAAACAGCATTTATTTTGTTAGACCTTACATCCAATGAAGAAGATGTCATGCAAATTTTTAAAAAGAACAAGGCGCTATTCGATACCATTAAGGCTACCGATGCTCTGTTTTTTAAAGGAATGATGGCAAAGTTTACTGAACGCAACAATATGTTTAAAGGGAGTTAATTATGGCATTTGAACAAAAACCAAACACAGGCGCGATGTTTCGCAATACACAAAAGAAGTCTGACAATCATCCTGATATGCGCGGAGATGTGCATTTAGATAAGACATTTCTTATCAACATGATGGATAAATCTAAAGGATCATTGGTAAAGATTTCTTTATCGGGCTGGTCTAAAGAGTCGGCTGCTGGGAAGAAGTACCTATCATTATCAGCTTCTGAGCCATACGAAAAGCCATCCGCAGCTGAAGAAGATTTGCCATACTAAGGAACCGACATGACTATTAACAAATCAAAACTTAAAGAAGTTGGCCCAGCAATCTTAAAAAAACGTGGCCGTCCAGCAGGCTCCAGAAATAAATCCAATAAACTAATTGATGATGTTAAAAAAACATTGGATGAATGGGATCGCATCGATAATCAAGTTGATTGGGAAGAAATTGCCAAGAAGCAAGAGCAAACTATCAATGTTTATAAAATTGAAAACGAGCAGATTGCCAAAATTTGTAAACAACGCTGGGATGAAATTGAACATTTGAAATATCTAATTACTTATTTGGAGAGAAAACTTGAAGACGCTTCAGTTTGAAGGGGTCAAGGTAGCTCTCAAGCAAGATAAGACTGGCTATGTGCTGACCTTATCAATGCACCCAGACGATATTCCTGAAGAGTTACTCAGGGATTTCGTTGGGTCTAGGTATCAGGTTGTCATGGTCAGAATTAATCAAAATGAAGAGCCATTAGATAGACAAGAAGAGTTTGAAGGGGATCGCGCTATTAGGATTGCAGCCATCCTCTGCAAAGATCCTAAGTTCTGGAAATACCTGTATGCAGAAGAACAAATCTTTGATGAAGATATGGAAGATGCAACAGAGTGGGTTCGGAACTATTTAAATGTTCCATCTAGATCAGACCTTAAGACTAACCGCGAAGCACAAATTTTGTTAGATAGATTACATAGGGAATTTACAGAATGGTCACAAAAAAATTAGTGCCATATTCGCTTTACATACCTCAAGAGCATTACGCAATGCTTAAAGAGGCAGCTAAAGATCGTAAAGCATCTTCCCTTATTCGGGATGCAATTGCCATGATTGCTGATGGTAGCGATGTTTACAGTAGTGGTTATAACCAAGGATTAAGGGACGCTGCAAAAGTAATTTATGACTGTAAAGAAGCTCAAATGGTGGCAGTTAAAGGCCGCGATATAGGGGATTTACTGGCAGAACTTATTGAGCAATTGGAGAAAAAATGAATGAACAAGACCTAAGAGATTGCTTTGCCATGTTTATAGTCAATGGGTTGATAAACAGAGACAGCGTATTTGATATGAATGAAGTATGGGAAATGGCTGATGCTATGCTTGAAGCTAGATCTGCCAATGGTTCTATTGGCCTGCCACCAGTACGGGCAAGGAAGGCCAAAAATAAATGAAGCTATGCGTAGTTAACTTTTGGGAAGGAGCTTTTGATGGAGACTTTTTTAATTTCTTTTTTAATTTGGCTTTCGATGGGGTTGTTTATACTAATAATCCACATGAGGCTGATCTCGTTGTTACCTCGGTATTCGGAAATGTCTATACAAACCCGAATAAAACACTTTCCTTTATCGGGGAAAATATACGTCCTAGCTTTGTCAATTACAATTACAGCCTTTCTTTTGATTACGATACATATGGCGGTAGAAATTTTAGGCTGCCTCTCTGGTATGCTCGACTAGCATGGCCTGGATTTATTCAAAAGCCACGCAAATCTAATTCCCACAATCATGGTTATGAAGACCTTATATCCATTAATTCCCTGACAAAGGGGCGCACTCTTGACATGAGCCAGAAGACTAAGTTCTGTGCCATGATTGCTGGGAATCCTGAAGGTCTAAGGGTTAACTTGTACAACTCCCTGTCCAAGTACAAGCAAGTAGATGGCTACGGGAATATGTTTGGTAATTCCCTGCGCACATCCAAGTTTGAGATCCTGCTAGACTATAAGTTCTGCCTATGCCCAGAGAACTCTATCTATGATGGCTACATTACCGAAAAGTTAATTGATGCCTACGCTGGTGGCACTGTGCCTATTTATAGCGGTGACATATCTGTAGCTGAAGACTTTAATTACAAGGCTTTTTTAAACTACCAAGAAACAAAAAATATGGGTAATTTTGTAGAGTATGTCAGAGGGTGGGACAACAACAGCGAAATGTATAAATACATTTACGAAAAACCCTTGTTAGAAAAAGAACCTAAATTAGACGATGCGATTGCATTTGTCAGGAGCATAGTGAGATGAGAGAAAAGTATGGAATAGTCCACCACGATGGTCCTGTCATGGAAATAACCACCATGATCGGCTGCCCGTTGATGTGTACCTTTTGCCCACAAGATGCTTTGCGTACGCAATATGGTACGGGAACAAAGTATATGCAGCCAATAGATCTGATGACAGTATTAGCCAAGCTGCCAAAGAATACTCGCATTGACTTCTCAGGTATGTCTGAGCCTTGGGCTAACCCTGAAGCTACGCAGATGCTGGAAATGGTGTTATACCTAGGATTTAAGGTAGCTATCTATACCACCCTGTATGGTATGACTGAACCAGAGCGCGTCAAGAAGGTGTTGGAGACTCACCCAGATCAGGTAGAAGTAGTTATGCTCCATCTGCCAGATGCCAATGGCAACATGAAGGGCTGGAAGTGTTCTGAGGAATGGCTTGATAACCTTAAAGTAATGAGCCAGCTAAACCTTCCGTGCGGTGTAGGCGCTATGACAATGGATGGATCAGGTCTGGTAGCTTCAGAGCTGCAAAGTATCGTTGGTCGATTGCCAGGCTGGAAAGGTCATACTAGAGCAGACAGTCTTCCCGTTGAGCAGATTGGCGCACAAGATATTCATATAACTCCGCGGCATGAATTTGCCTTAACTTGCCGCAGCACACCATTTTATGACCGCAACGTATTGCTGCCTGATGGATCTGTTGTCCTATGCTGTATGGATTACAGTCTCAAGCACATCATCGGAAACTTACTAGAACAAAGTTATAGTGACATTTTTGAAGGTAAGCCTTTGCAAGATCTGATTGCCCACAATGAAGCGCTGGGCTTTACCAAATGCAGCATCTGTAAATCATGCGACAACATAAGGAAAATATATGAACCTAAGAGATGAGTTTGCGGTAAGAGTTATGGCTGGTATCTGCGCTGGCGATTGGAAGTTTGATACGTCAGAGAAGACATGGGATCAGGTAGCTGTTGCCCGTGCCTATGAGATTGCTGATGCCATGATTAAAGAAAGGGATATTAGTAATGTCTAGGATCATGGTAATCACCCCGACTACTGGGAAAGAGTCATTATTGAAGGCAATTGAAAGCGTTACAGACCAAACTATAAATACTCCTGTAGAACATCTTGTTGTGTTTGATGGGTCTAGAGCCGAAAGCGATTTCTTTATGCACGAAGATGGTATGCACGGATGCCCAACATTTATGACGCTTCCTGAAAACGTAGGTGCTAATAACTGGTATGGACACAGAGTCTATGCAGCTATGCCGCTGATGGTAAATGCCGATTACATCCTATTTTTGGATGAGGACAATTGGTTTGAGCCAAACCATGTAGAAACGTTGCTACAAAAGATTAAATCAAAAGACCTGATGTGGTCTTACAGCTTAAGGAAAATAGTAGATGAATCAGGACAATATGTTTGTGACGATGATTGCGAGTCACTCGGTAGGAACCCGACATATTATGACCATACACTTAATTTTGTCGATACTAACTGTTATTGCTTTAAGCGGGAGTATTTGGTGCGTGTGGCACATAGCTTCTATGGTCAATGGGGCGCAGACAGGGGATTCTATAAAGCTGCCGCATCAGCTCTGCCTGCCTTCGGATGCACGGGAGAGGCTACGGTTAATTACAGAGCACCCGAAAGACTACTTAATATGTTTAGAGAAGGCAACGAAGTTATGAAAAAAGCCTACGGCGAACTACCTTGGAGAAAGAAATGATTGAGAATTTAGTCAAGGCGCAACCGTTAGACAACGATGTTGCCGTTATGAAAATACTACAACTAATGGGGCAACTTAGCCCTAACGATATTGAGTATGTGTTAAAAGTAGCACGTCAAGTCTACGATGCTATTGCGTTGGGGGAAACATGGAAATCACAGTAAAAGTAATTAAGAAAAACAAGGATGGCTCGGCTGATGCCGAAGTTAACTTTGATAGCGAAGGGCTGGGGTTTTTAGTACAAGAAGGCTTACTAAGCATACTAAGGCAGTATATTGAACAACAAAAAAAGGAGAAGCAAAATGGTAGACGGACTGTGGGAAAAAGCAAACCAAGTAAGTGAACTGGGATACAAGGTACATAGTGCCGCAATGATTGTAGAGCTTGTTGCCGATAGAATTACAGACAATGCAGAGAGTGGTGCGTTGTGGGCGGCTACTACAATACTGCAAGAATATAGTGAACACCTTGAGCTTTTAGCAGGCGAAATTATGAGCATCAACCGAACGCAACAAGAAGCTATAACAAAAGGGAAGAAAAAATGAGTAAAGATCAAGTTAGATTATTTGTAGCTACACCAATGTACGGCGGTTTATGTACAGGTATGTATACCTCTGGAATCATGCAAATGGTGGGTATGTGCGGTCAAAACAATATCCAGATGTATTACTCATTTATGATGAATGAAAGCCTGATTACCCGTGCTCGTAACAGTATGGCCTATGACTTTATTAAGTCTGATGCTACTCACCTAATGTTTATTGATGCCGATATTAGCTTTAATCCCAACGATATTGCCCTAATGATTAAGGCAGATAAGGACATCATCTGTGGCCTATATCCAAAGAAAGAGATTAACTGGATGGAGGTAGAGGCAGCGGTCAAGCGTGGCGTTCCACCAGCAGAACTATCTAAACATACTGGAGCTTTCGTGGTTAATCTCCCAAATGGCACACAAACAACAAGTGGTCCGATCATGGATCCAATGGAGATTGCTAATGGCGGCACTGGCTTTATGTTAATTAAACGTAAAGTATTTGATGCTTTATCCGATAAAGTTCCCAGTTATACCAATGATATGTACCATGCCGTGGATACTGTTCGTGAAGTTAAGATAATTAAGGAGTTCTTTGCCACCAGTATTGACGAAGAATCTAACCGCCTGCTATCTGAGGACTACCACTTCTGCAAAATTGCTCGTGAGGCTGGATTTAAGGTTTACGCAGCGCCTTGGGCAGCTTTTGGGCATACTGGCACATACACATTTAGCGGACAATTACCAAGGTCTGCATGATCCTTGAGAAAGGTTTAAACCGTAAGGAGGACTGGCAAATAGAGCAAGACTCTATGAACCAGTCTACTGCTGCTTATCAGTTAATGAATTTTCTCAATGTCCACATTGAGACTCAAGAGCCAATGAGTATATGGGATTGGGAGTTTTTTAGAGGTGATAAGTTAGTTGCCATAGGGGAATACCGCAGAAGATTTAATAACTTTGGAACATTCCCAGACTTTCAGTTTAGCGAAAAAAAGTTTAAAACCATGATGGCCGAGGGTGCAAAACGTAAAGTTCCAGCCCTTATGTTTGTTGAGTTTGATGATTTATACCTTTATTTCCCAATAGAAGGTAGCCCAGAAGTCAAAGTAATGCGCAGAAACCATGAAGTCAGGACAGAGAATTGCGTAGTGATACCTAATAAAGACTTTCGCTATGTGTATCATCTAGATCTATGATTTATAGAGATAGAAAGTTATTAGATGTTATTAGACAATCCCCATGCCAAGCGTGTGGTAGAGAAGACGGCACAGTTGTGGCTGCACATTCCAATCAGCTTCGAGACGGTAAAGGCCGAGGAATTAAAGCGCATGATTACAGAGTCGCGGCAATGTGTTATTCGTGCCACATGGAAATCGACCAAGGCAAATCGCTCTCCAAGGCTGAACGTATTGAGGCATGGGAAGAAGCACACCGCAGAACTGTTAGCTGGTTGTTTGAAAATAACCACATAGAAGTTAGGTAGACACTACATATAGACTTCTTTGGACAGTTTATGGTATATTTAGTTGTCAGCCCACACTACTGACACGCACTTTGTTTCCCTAGCAGTTAACTTGTGCAACGCAAGCCCTCGGATCACACGATCCCCAAAACCCCTAGACTAATTCTCTAGGGGTTTTCCTTTATAAAAAAATTGTTGCAAATATTTTTTGATTGCATTAACCTACACGGGCTAGGGAAACAAAGTGGACAGACGATTCAATTCGTTTGCCTTCTTTGTTCCCCTCGCGGTTTATATCGGACGGCTAAAAACATCAGCGATATAGATACAAGCGCAACTGGGGGTTAAGTAGATGTAACAGCGCACAAATCGGTGGCGAAGCTTAGATCCGATTCTACGAAAGTCTGGCGAGTGCTGTGGCTCCAATAAGCATACAGTTAAAGGCGCACTCTAGGTGGCTGGAGTGCGTTCACCAATAAGCATCTTGTTTCTACTTATCGCGTTAATGTTACTTATATAACTAACTGGAGGACTTTTGGAAAACTTTAAAACTTGGGAATTGATCTACAACGCCAGACTGGTTTCAACTGGTCACATCAACGTGGCTATGTTGCATGAGGTGATAGCCAAAGCGCTGCGCGATAACGCTGGCTCTATTGGATTCTTAGTAGGCCAAGACTCAACAGACCTGATTGAATGTAGTAACAATAAATAACTTTGATATACTGTTAGACCAAACTGCTAGGAGAAAAAATTGAAAGAACTTAAAGTATCAGACATTCGTATCGATGGTGGCACACAGATACGCAAGCAATTAAACCAGAATAAAGTAAGCGAATACGCTGAACAGATGAAAGATGGCGAAACATTCCCGCCAATCATCGTATTCTTTGATGGCTCAAGCTACTGGCTGGCCTCTGGATTCCATAGACTATTTGCAACCAAGCTAAACGGCAAGGAAACGATCTCTGCTGACGTTAAAGACGGCACGGTAGATGATGCTACCCTCTTTGCTCTTGGAGACAACAAGCATGGTTTAAACATGACTGCTGAGGACTATCGCAGATCAATTGAAATTATGTTGGATCATCCCAAGTGGAAGAAGTGGTCTAACGTGCAGATAGCCAAGCACATTGGCGTATCAGCTATGACAGTCGGGCGCGTAAAGAAAGAGCGTGAGCCTGATGCACCAAAGGAAAAGACTTACGTTGATAAGCATGGCAACGAAACAACTATGAACACATCTAACATTGGCAAAAAGATTAAGCCAAGAGATGATCCGAAGGATGAAAAATATGGTAAGAAAAACTATGATCCAGCAGAAGAAAAGATGCGTGAACTCATGGACACCATCACCAATCTTGCAGATGAAAACACGCTTCTCAGAGATAAGATCGCGGTTGGTCAATGGGATGCCTCCGAGATCGAAAAGATTGACGCGGAAGAGACTATTAAGAATCTTAGAGAACAAATCCGTATTTTGGAAATTGACAATAATGCACTACGAGAAAGCCGCGATATGTTCCAGAACCGTAACGCAGAACTTATTAAAACAGTTAATTCATTAAAGAAAAAATTAAACAAAGGTGAATAATGGAGAAGGATTATTCTGAATATTTAATCAATGCTAAGAAGTTGTTAAAGGGCATAGAAGAAAGTGCAAACAATCGTCAATACAGAAAGACATTTGAATATGCGTATCATCTTGGAGAGTTGATTGATATGTTGAAAGAGTCATTAGTTAAAAAGTAACCCACACCGCAGGGTTTGCGGAAGTTAAGGAGTAATATGGATTTGCATTTAAGAGAGCATCAATCTTGGGTTATAGATGCGCTGCGGGACGGATTTAAGAAGGGTCATAGAACCCAGTTACTATACGCACCAACAGGGTTTGGCAAGACTGAAGTAGCCATCTCCCTAATGAAGGCTACCTCTGATAACTACAAGCGTTCAGCTATGATCCTAGACAGGATTGTGCTGGTAGATCAGACGAGTATGCGCTTATCTAAATATCGCATTAAACATGGTGTATATCAGGCCAATCATTGGAAGTATGACACCACCGAGCGCATCCAAGTATGCTCCGCGCAGACCTTGGAGCGTAGGCAAAAGTTCCCTGATATTGATCTATTGATTGTGGATGAGTGCCATATCACCCGTTCAAAGATCACCGAACTAATCCAAAACAATCCCAAGTTAAAAGTCATTGGACTGACCGCAACCCCTTTTACCAAGGGGCTTGGCAACATTTATAGCAATGTTATCTGCGCCTCAACTACGGGCGCGTTGGTAGATAAGTCATGGCTTACCCCGCTTAAAGTGTATATCTCCAAAGAGATTGACATGACGGGGGTAAAGAAGCTGGCTGGTGAATGGAGTCCAGATCAAGTAACTGAGCGCGGGATGCAGATTACAGGGGATATTGTTCAGGAATGGATACAGAAATGCCATGAAGTATTTGGCAGACCCCGCAAGACTATCGTGTTCTGTGCTGGTGTAGCGCATGGAGCAGACTTGGTTCAACAGTTTGCTAATAAAGGTTATAACTTTGTTTCTATTTCATACAAGGATAATGATGATTTTAAAAAAGCTGCCATCGAAGATTTCTCCAAGCCCGATACAGATATTCATGGTCTTATCGCTACTGATATTCTTACTAGGGGCTTTGATGTGCCTGATGTTATGGTTGGGGTATCAGCTAGGCCATTTTCTAAATCTTTATCTTCCCATATTCAGCAACTAGGGCGCGTCATGCGACCATGCGAAGGCAAAGAGTTTGCCTTATGGTTAGATCACTCAGGTAATTACATTAGGTTCAGAGAGGAATGGGATCAAGTCTACGATGAAGGTGTCAAAGACTTGCATAACAAAGAAGAAAAGACTAAGAAAGAGCCTACTGATAAGGAAAAGAAAGAGTCTAAGTGTCCTAAATGCTCCGCGTTGTGGCCTAAGAATAGTGATAACTGTCCCGCTTGTGGTTATGTAAAGCAAAAGAAGATGCTTGATGCCGTTGCTGGAGAGTTAGTTGCTTTGCAAGACATGGGCAAGTCTGATGGCAAAGAGAAACAATTCTTTTACTCAGAATTACTGCATATTGCACAAGATAAAAACTACAATTCAGGGTGGGCTAACCACAAATATCGTGAGAAGTTTGGAGTTTGGCCTAAAGGTTTAGAAATTACACCGCGTATCCCGTCAATCACAACAGTAAATTGGGTTAAGCATAAGAACAT